CCTATTGTATGGGCAAAGGCATTCACTGCTGTTGGTGGTGACCCAATTACAGATAGTCAGGATCTAGGTACTACCTTCTTCTTAGAGAACGGTTGGAGAATACAACCTACTCCTAATGGAACGTCCTACACACTGACTATAACAGGTAACCTATATACTAGAGAAGCGGGCGAAACCCCGTTTCGATTTGCGAACGGTGTTTCGGTGTCGTTGGTTAGATCCAACATTGTTGAATTGATTACGGTAGAAGCACTTGCTGTTGCGATTACACCAGCGGATGTTACTGCAATTGCGAATGCCGCCGCTGATCAGGTCTGGGACGAAACGCTTTCAGAACACAAAACTGCTGGTAGTACAGGCAGAAAACTTAATGATAACTTGAAGAAAACATCTTACATAGCGAGGATATAAAATGAGTGAAGTAGAAGAATTAGAAAATGAAATTGAAGAAATCGATCAAACTGTTGATGAAGTCGAGGTTTCTAATGAAATCGAGGTTGAAGAAACTAATCCGATCGAAGATCTATTAGACTACATCCAGGACAAAAACTACAATCAGGCAGAGAAACAGTTTACAGATTTGCTTGATGATAGGGTGCAAAACGTATTAAATCAAACAAAGGTCAAGATCGCAGGGGAGATTTTCAACCAACAAGAAGAAGAACCCCTAACAGAACCCGAAGATTCTTAAATATTAATTTATTATAAATAAAACCATGAAAACTTTTAAAAACATTAGAGAAGCGAAGAAGATGCCTGCAGGCGATCACGTATTTTCTAAGAAAGTCAATAAAGTAAATGTAATGGTGCACAAAGACACAAAGGGGTTCACCGCATATATCGACGGTGACAAATTAGACACTTATCGCTCTCAGAAAGAAGCAGAGAAGATGGGTGTTGCTTTTGCAAAGGAAATGTAAATGAAACTTATTGCAGAATATATTGGACAACCAATAGAAACAGTAATTACCGAAGCAAAAAGCGGTGGTAAAGGTTATGCAATAGAAGGCGTCTTTGCACAAGCAGATCAAAAGAATAGAAACGGTCGTGTTTATCCTCGGGCCATTATGGAAAAGGCAGTGGATAAATACGTTACCGAACAAGTTGCACAGAAACGATCAGTCGGCGAGTTAAATCACCCCGAAGGTCCTACTGTTAATCTTGATAAAGTTTCACACCTCATAACCGACCTTCAGTGGGAAGGTAATGATGTGATTGGTAAGGCACAAATTTTGGATACTCCGATGGGTCAGATTGTAAAAGGTCTACTTGAAGGCGGTGTTCAACTAGGAGTGTCAACTCGTGGTATGGGTAGTCTTGAGAACAAAAATGGCACAATGGTCGTAAAAAACGACTTTATTCTTAACACGGTAGATATCGTGCAAGATCCATCGGCTCCAGCAGCTTTTGTTAATGGAATCATGGAAGGCGTTGAGTGGGTCTGGAATAATGGCATTATTGAACCTCAAGTAATTGAAGAAATGGAGACTGAAATTAAAAAGGCTCCACGCACTGATCTCTACGAGACTCAGGTACGTGAGTTTAAAAATTTCCTCTCGTTGCTCAAATCAAACAAATAGGAGTCAAATATGTCTGAAGATAATTTAGACCTTGAACTTCACGATGAGGACAACCAAATCGAGGAAGCTCACGATACGAAAAATGCTGAGGCACAGTCCGTAGCATCAGTTGCTGCAGCATCGAGTTCTGTCAAACAGAGCCCAATGCCGAAAACCAAAGCAGGTATGATCAACGCAATGTACAGCAAAATGAATGGTATGAAAAAAGACCAATTAGCTGCAGCATATGCTAAAATGCACGAAGAGTTTGGCGAAATGGTAGAAGAAGAAGCAGTTGAACTGCCCGAAACTTCTTACAATTTCTCTCAAGAACTGAGTGAATTAGTTGAATCAGAAGCAACTCTCTCTGACGAGTTCAAAGGGAAAACTGCTGTAATTTTCGAAACTGCAATTCGTTCCAAGATCGCTGAAGAAGTTGATCGATTGGAAAATGAATATCACACTAAGCTCGAAGAAGAAGTTCAAAGCACCCGCGATGACCTCGTCGAGAAAGTTGATAACTATCTCAACTATGTAGTTGAAACTTGGATGGAAACAAATCAGGTTGCTCTAGAGCAAGGTTTGCGTACTGAAATCGCTGAAGGGTTTATGAGCAATCTTAAAGAATTGTTTGTTGAATCTTACATCGAAGTACCAGAGTCCAAAGTCGACCTAGTTGACGAACTTGCTTCTGAAGTTGAAGAATTGGAAGAAAAACTCAATTCCGCAACCGAAGCAATGATGTCTTTAAACGAAAAAATTCAAGATCAAACGCGTGAAACGATTATTCGTGAATCTGCAAATGACCTTGCACAAACTGAAGTTGAAAAGTTACGATCATTGGTTGAGTCATTAGATTTCGAAGACGAAGAATCTTTTACACAAAAAGTTAAGACTGTAAAAGAATCTTACTTCAAGAAAGAAATCATCGCTGAATCAGAAGAAATTGTTGAAGACTGGGCGAACGATGTTCCCTCAGAAGTTACTTCTTCGATGGATCGTTATTTACAAGCAATCAAAAAAACAACTAAGGAGTAAGAAATGTCTTACGATACACTAATGGAAAAATGGGCACCTGTGCTCAACGAAGAATCTGCCGGTAAAATCGGTGATTCACATCGTCGTGCTGTTACTGCACAAATTTTAGAAAACCAAGAAATCGCCTTCCGTGAAAGCGGTGAGCAGTCTTTGATGGAAGCTGGCACTATGGCTGGTAGTGGTTCTTTCGGTGGCGCTGGTGGTGCTGTTGATAACTGGAATCCTGTCCTGATCGCTCTCGTACGTCGTGCAATGCCTAACTTGATGGCATACGACATCTGTGGTGTTCAACCTATGACTGGTCCTACAGGTCTTATCTTTGCTATGAAGAGCAAGTACAAGACTTTGGCTGGTGCTACTACTTCTGGTACAGAAGCATTGTTCAACGAAGCACAGACTTATTACTCTGGTGATTCGGCTGCCACACAAGGGTCTAGCCCTTCTGGTCTTGCGGGCGTTGTTGATACTGATAACGACGGCGACATCGGCGATTCCGGCGGCGCACACCCTGCTACTTTTGCTGGCGGTATGTCTACTGCTACTGCTGAATTACTCGGCGGTACAGGCGGCGAGCAATTCAACGAAATGGGTTTCACCATTGAGAAAGCAACCGTTACTGCTAAGTCACGTGCTCTCAAGGCAGAATACACAATTGAATTGGCACAAGACCTCAAAGCAATCCACGGTCTTGACGCTGAAACAGAACTTGCTAACATCCTTTCTACTGAAATTCTTGCTGAAATTAATCGTGAAGTAGTTCGTACGATTAACTCACAAGCAGTGTTGGGTGCACAGCAGTCTACTAACGCTACTAAAGGTATCTTCGATCTTTCTGTTGATGCTGATGGTCGTTGGTCTGTTGAGAAGTATAAAGGTTTAATCGTTCACCTCGAGCGCGAATGTAATGCAATCGCTAAAGCAACTCGTCGTGGCAAGGGTAACATCGTAATCTGTTCTTCAGACGTTGCGACTGCTCTTTCTGCTTCTGGCATGCTCGATTATTCACCTGCTCTTTCTACTCAATTACAAGTAGATGACACAGGTAATACTTTTGCTGGCGTATTAAACGGCCGCACTAAGGTTTACATTGATCCGTATAGCACTGCTGACTACATCACTGTTGGTTATAAAGGTACTAATCCTTATGACTCAGGTGTATTCTACTGCCCATACGTCCCTCTGCAAATGTTCCGTGCTGTTGCTGAAGATACGTTCCAACCTAAGATTGGTTTTAAGACTCGTTACGGCATGGCTTCAAACCCATACGTTGGCATGGCGCCTGCTGATGGTTTGGCAACTGCTCGTACTAACGAATACTACAGAATCTTCCGCGTTGACAATATCCTCAACGAAGCATAAATGTAGTAAGAAAAAGAAGAATAGTTTTTCTATACTTCAATTTGAGAACCCTCGCCGAAAGGCGGGGGTTTTTTTTGTCTTAAATATTGTATAAATATGTGTAAAGACATCGAGTACCAATATGGCAACTTTAACCACTAATGTGAATTACCTACAACCTACTGGGTTTTCTGTAACTATCAACAGAGAGAATTACCCAAACCTAGAGTATTTTGCCCAGTCAGTGCAGCACCCCTCCATAGACGTCTCTGCAGTAGAGATGCCGTTCCGTAGAGTAAATGCTCCGATTGTTGGGGATAAGATTCAATTTGGTCAGGTTTCTTTCAACTTTCTCGTTGACGAAGAAATGAATACCTATAATGAGATTTACGACTGGATGAAACGGTTTGTCGAATCTCCTCAGGTAACAAGTACTGACGCTTTCAGAGATACATTGATTCCTACTGAATCTGACATAACAGTTTCTATATTGTCTAGTCATAACAATGTGGTCAAACGAATAAAATACTATTCTGCATTTCCTATTTCTATCGGCGATATTGAATTTACCACACAATCAGGCGACGTTACGCCGATTACATTTAATGCTGCGTTTAGGTTTGTATATTTTGAATTAGTATAGTATAATATATTAAACCTTTGGCGAAACTTACATTATGAATCTAGATAAAATATTAGAAGAATGGCAGACAGACTGTCGAATTGACCCTAACGCTATTGATGAGTCTTCTAGACAAACCCCCGAACTACACGCGAAGTACCTATCGATACTATCACACACAAAATTGAAGTTAAAACAAGCAGAATTTAAACAGAAAGAACTTATGCTGTTGAAATGGAAATGGTACCAAGGTAAGATGCCGCATGAAGAAGTTATAGAACTCGGGTGGGACCCAGACCCCTTTGACGGATTAAAGGTGTTGAAAGGAGAGATGGAACATTATGTCGAGGCAGATCCAGAATTAGTAGCAAGCGAGGCGAAAATTGAGTACCTAAAGAATTGTATAGATACTGTTAAAGAGATAGTTGAAAATCTCAAATGGCGTCACCAAACTGTTAAAAACATAATCGAGTACAAAAAGTTTGAAGCAGGATTTTAACCAAATGTCGTCAGAAGAAATCTACAAAGAGTTAATTCGTAGATTTCCTAAACTACCCAACTACGAACAGCAACCAAAGCAGTTTCGTTATTATGTAACCCTTTTGAAATATTATATGACCCGTGGAAGTAATTAAACTCAAATTAAAGAATCATGCGATGCTGCAACTTGTTGAGTGTTCTCCGCAGGTTGCCCAAGAATTGTATGATCATTTTTCTTTCTTTGTCCCAGGGCATAAGTTTATGCCAGCGTTTAAGAAGAGAGTTTGGGATGGTCAAATCCATATGCTCAATCGTATCAATGGTGAGATAAACGCTGGTCTCTATAATAAAATTAAACGATTTGCCGCAGAGCGTATGTATGCAGTAACTCTAGAAGAATCTTCTTATGGGTTACCCAATCAGTTAAACTCCGTCAATCATATGGAAACCCTTAAATGGATTTCTACTCTCAAAGACCTACCGTTTTTGCCGAGAGACTACCAGTACGATGCCTTTACCCACGCCGTTGAGAACAAGAGAGCAGTACTAGTTTCCCCGACTGGTTCCGGCAAATCGTTCATTATATATTTACTACTGAGATGGTATACTAACCTTCATTCTGAAAAAGTTCTAGTCGTAGTGCCGACGACAGGACTTGTAGAGCAGATGTTTAAGGACTTTGCCGACTATGGGTACGAATCCGAAGAAAACTGTCATATAATCTACT